TAAACAAAAACAATAAAAGTTATGAAGTTATTTGAATTAGAGGAAGGTCAAAAGTTCCGATTCCTGGACAAATTAAAAGGAAAGACCTTCAAGGTAGATTACAAGGAAAAGAGAAGTCTTATGATCGAGGAACTAAAAACAGGTAAAAGGAAAAGAGTGTACAACTACACTGTTACCTATTCCAGAGAGGTTGAGACAATAGAAGGCAGCAGAGCGGTTGTTATTGATGACGAAGAAGGTGATCAGTTGCTGGAGATACTCCACGAAGCTTACAAGCTATCTGCAGAGAATGGCGAACCGGAGGAAGTAAGATCAAGGATCAACAAGTTGTACAAAAAAATTAAAGGTTAAACCACAGCCCCTTCGGGGGCTTTAATTAAAAAAAGTATGGAAAATAATATAAACTTCGAAACAGCATTAAGAAATAATATCAATACTATTACTAGAATTACTCAAAACATGAGGAGGAAAGCGATGATCACTAAAAGTATTATTGTAGGCATACTAATTATTATAATAGTGTGGTTAGTTGCCATATTCAGTTCACGTAAGGATGTGTTAGCCAAATCAACCAATGGAGATATAGTACGAACATTCTCGGTTGAAAAAACAGTTAGAGTAGGAGATACGATATATTCAAGGCTAGGTATTCCATTTGTAGTTAGGACAGATAATTAAACCAAAATGGCGGTGTAAAAGCCGCCTTATTTAAGTATATTTGAATTATGGACATCAGGAAATTAAAAGTAATAACAGATCCTAACTACAAGGAAGTAAAAGAATCCTATGTAGATGAAGGCGAATGGAGCGTGCAGTTTGACCCTAAAAAGTTCACAACAGAATTAGAGTCCATCCAAAGAGTAGTATTCATTACCGAAGACGAAGAAGCAAAAGACATTCTTAAATTGCGTATAGGTGTCAATAAGGCGTTGATCGAATGGATGGAATCACAAGGTAAGAATATTAATGATTACACTGTAGATATTACTACAACAAAAGAACATGCCCACTTTTATAACAATGACAAAACAGCTGTAATGGTAGAACTCCGAAAAAAGTAACTTCATAACTTACTAGATAATTTAGGCTCCTTCTGAAAAGTTGGGGCTTTTCTTTTGAAAAATATTTTAGCATATAAATTTTTGATAGCTAAAAATTTTAGCTTAGATTTGTTTTTATTTAGCACTTATTTTAGCAAATGGCATTAAGCGATAAACAGAAACGATTTGTAGAGGAATACATGGTAGACTTGAATGCTACCCAGTCCGCTATTCGTGCCGGATATAGCTTAAAAACTGCCCATTCAATAGGGGCCGAGAACCTTACAAAACCTGAAATTCAAGAAGCAATACAAGAAAGACAAAAGGAGCTATCAGAAGCAACCAATATAAGCGCAAAACGGATATTGGAGGAATATGCTAAGATAGCCTTTAGTGACGTTCGGGAGCTTTTCACCCCTGACAATAATCTTTATGATATCAGGCAATTGGACGATAGTACAGCAGGTGCAATTGCCTCTGTTGAGATAGATGCTTTAAATGTTCAAGGTATGCAAGTTGGCGAAACTAAAAAGGTTAAAATGTACAACAAATTAACCGCCCTTGAAGCTTTAGGAAAGCATTTAGGGATATTTGAGAAGGATAACAAGCAAAAGGCTGCAGATGGAGGTGTAACCATATTCCAATTACCTGATAATGGCAGAGATTAACTACATACGTCCACAAGAAGGTTATCAAATGAAAACTCTTTCGTCTCCTGCAGACATAGTTATAGGGGGTGGGGCTGCTGGGGTAGGTAAGACATTTACATTGTTGTTGGAACTTTTACGGCATAAAGATGTTGATGGGTTCGGTTCTGTTATCTTTCGTCGTACGAGCCCACAGATAAGTGCTGAAGGTGGTTTATGGGACACATCAGATAAAGTATTTAGTCTTTTACCTGGGGCTGTACCTAGAAGATCATCTTTAGAGTGGGATTTCTTGAAGGGTGACAAGCGAACAAGTAAGCTTAAGTTTTCGCACTTGGAGTATGAAAAGAACATTCATGATTGGCAAGGATCTCAGATACCGTTTATAGGATTCGATGAGCTTACACACTTTTCTAAAAAGATGTTCTTTTACCTACTTACTCGTAATCGTTCGGTATGTGGAGTAAAACCATATGTCAGGGCTACATGTAACCCCGATCCGGATAGCTGGGTGGCTGAATTCATTGAATGGTGGATAGATCAGGAAACAGGTTATCCGATACCCGAAAGGGAGGGAGTGCTTAGATATCTTATTGTTGATGGTAATAATTACATATGGGGAGACTCTGCTGCTGATGTTATTCAAAAGTCATGGCATATACTGGAAGAGCAAGTAACCAAGTCGGGTATTGATCCGATGCACTTTGTTAAGTCAGTAACATTCATATCAGGGAGCATTTACGACAACAAAGCCTTGCTTAGTGTTGACCCTGCATACTTGGGGAACTTAATGGCTCAGGACGAAGACACCAAAGCCGCATTATTGAAGGGGAACTGGAAGGTTGTTATATCAAATAAAGATATATTTGATTATTATGCATTTAAGGGTGTATTTGATAATTCATATAACGTAAAGACTGGAATAAAATATATAACGGCTGATATTGCAATGAAAGGGTCTGATAAATTTATAGTAGGAGTGTGGGATGGATGGGAATTAATTGATATTCTTATTATGGATAAATCAAATGGTAAAGAGGTAATAGATAGTATCAGACAATTAGCAAATTTTTATCAAGTACAGAATAGACATATTTGTTTTGATAATGATGGTGTAGGGTCCTTCATAGATGGGTTTATCGTGGGGGCAATAGAATTTAATAATAATGCTACACCATTTCCTCATCCTGATAAACCCATGATTGACCCGAAGACAAATAAACCTTTGCCTGAAAATTATCAAAATCTAAAAACACAATGTTATTATACTGTAGGGACTTTAGTTGATGAAGGTAAGGTTATTATATCCGAAAAAGTTGCAAATACTATGTATGATTCAAAACAAACAGTTAGGCAGCGGTTTATGGCTGAAAGAAAGGCTATTAAAAGAGATAAGGAAGATATGGATGGCAAGTTAAGAATATTGCCTAAAGACCAAATGAAAGTATATCTAAACAGTCAATCTCCAGATTTGATGGACATGTTTATGATGAGAAGAAGATTCGATTTTATAGGCAATATGTCACAACAGGCTCCAATAGGTAATCTAGGAAACGCTATTAGAGGTAACTTAAGATTTTAAACAATATTATCATGCATATATCAGCTTTATACAGATTAATGGGAGGTGATGGTGAAGAACTATATAATGGTTTGAGAGCATTATCACGTCAACAAGAAATAAGTAAAGGAATTAAACAATACGATCCTAAACTTCATAAAGTTAATGATAAAGGCAAGCGTCCTGATAAGACTATATTTGTTCCTAATGGTCAAAAAGACCCTATTACCGGAGCTGATATACTTGTCGAAGATTCAAGCCCAGTAAGTAGGGTGCCTGTATCATTTGAACAGTATATCATAGGACAGAAAGCAACATTTGCCGCAGGTTCTGGAGTATCATTAAAACCTAGTAAAGAAGGTACTGAGTTATTTACTTATGTAGAACGTAATTGGTATGATAATAAGACTGATTTCTACATTCGGGAGATATTCAGATCTGTAATGGCATATACTCAAGCTGCAGTAATATTTTATGGAGAAAAAGGAGCTGAAAGCTTTGATGATTTTCGATATAAAATGAAAGTTGTAAGCCCAGAAAACGGAGATGTCTTAGAGCCATTTTTTGATGAAGACGGTAATTTGATCGCCTTTGGTAGAGAGTATGATGTTGATAAGAATAAAAGGTATGATTTTTACATAATTGGTCAAAGTGGTAAAGTTGAGATACGTCGGTTTGATAACGGTAAAGTTCTTTTATTCGATATAGATACTGATAATCCTAGCGAGGTATTGTTAACAAAGTATACTAAACTACCTATTATATATTGGGAACAAGATACTCCAGAATGCGATATAACTAACGAAATGAGGGAAGAGTTTGAGACATCATTTTCTGATTTCTTGACTCAGATGGGTTATAGTGCTGATCCTATTTTGTTTGGTAAGGGGTCTGTATTAAACCTTCCGGCTAAAGGAAGTGCGGGTAAATTTATAGAAGGTAGTGCTGATTCTGATCTTAAATTTATTACACCTGATAATGCAACAGAAAGTAGGGATCTACAGTTTAGATTGTTGCAAAAGTTTATTTTTGGTTTAAATCGTGCTGTTTTCCTAGACATGGAAACTATGAAGGAACTAGGTGATGTTAGTGGTTCTGCATTAGAAAGATATCTTATGGATGCCTACATGGAAGCTTCAGGAAAGCAGCAAGGATATTTAGGTATGGGTGTGCAAAGAATGGCAAATTGGCTTACGCATACTTGGAGAGAATTAATAAATGGGGATAAATCTCTACGAACTTACATCACATTCAATAAACTTAGTATGACAAGTGAAGCAGATAGGGTTGAATTAGCTATGAAAGCGAATGGGGGTTTGCCAGTTATGACGCATGAAGCTTCTATTAGTCTGGCTGGAATGGAAGAGGACAGTTCAAAAGCGTTGCAAGAAATCACAAGACAAAGTGTAGTCGCAGAGTAGTTTATTTTGATTACATTTACGTATGGCAAAACTAATCAGAACATCTACTGACTTTCAAGGAGAATTTATATGAATTATAGGTATTATATAGCAAAACAATTTACAATATGCATAAAATAGCTAAAAATAACAACGAGGCATGGATCTTACAGGATACTCAACATGATAAACCTCATTGTTGGATACAATGGAAGGGTACGGATGTATGTATGGATTTTCACTGTAAATGTGGGTTTTTTGGTCATGTTGACGCAACGTTCGCGTATAACCTAGTTTGCCCTGAATGTGGAGCTATTTATATGTGTAACGGACATATTGAACTTATCGAGATAGAAGAAAAGCCGGAATACTATATTACTCCTGAGTAGCCAAATAAATATCAAGCCTTTTTAGCTCCAGTTCAATAGCTTCTCGTTCTTCAAGACTTATTTTATATAGTTCATAAGCATAAGGATCGCCATCTTCAAACATATGAAGTATGGCGATTTCTGCTTCAATAGCTCTATCAAATCGTCTTTGGAGTTTGGTTAAATCTTCATTTCTTGATTTTAGCCGTTTAAATTCTTTATTTGATAATTTTAAATAAGCCCACCTATGAAAAAATATGTATGACGAAAAAATTACTAATGTTGTAATCATTATTGTTGCTTTTGCCATGAGTATTCAATTTCTCCCCCTATAGTTACGTGTGTTGCGTATATTTTTTCCTTTTCTCTTACCTTCTCTATACGCCCCATAACATCTGGCCATGAGGAATATTCGGTGATTACATGTGGTGCATCGATATAAACCTCAGTAAGCACCAAAGGGAGTTTCTCACGAGGCTTAAGGTCTTTCTTAAGGCTTTCGATAGTTAAGGCCTGTAGCTCTTTCTGTGATTTTCCTTTAAACCACGAGAAAAGCATGATCACAAGTAATATTAATTTGTCTTTAGTTGTCATTACGGTATTTATTTAGAGTATCGTTTATTTTATCGGTTACCCAGCCCAATAGATAAGCAGATGGTTCATCATTAATAGTGTCATGTTTTATGCCTCTTTCGCTAAAAATCATGTTAACTATATGTAATGACTCATGAACAATTATATTGATAGAAGCGTCAGGTTTTATCAAAATGGTATATCTACTTATACCATTTGGTTTAGTATTACTAATAACATAAGAACAAAATGAAATTGGTGATTCAATTTCTTCTAATCTTAATTTTGATTCAGCTTCTCTTATATCATCAGTTATTACTATCTGCAGAGTGCCGAAGTATATAGGTATTGTTATATTTTTAACTTTAACCATGATATGGAATGTATGATTTATTATTACGGGTGCTGTTATAATGGTGTAGGTTTTTTAATAACAGTTGTGTGTTTTCTTCATGGCTAAATGATCTTTCTATTTCCTTATATTCATCCATGGAATGTAATAATTTATTACTCCCTAATATATCTATGAATGGATGTGGAATTAGTCCTGCATTGTATGCCCTTTCAAAATATGCTGTGTGTTCATATTTCCCCAATCCATAAGCAGTATCAAATCCTCCTATAGTATTTACTATTGATTTGTTTATATACATCATACAACCGTGCCCCTTGATATGGTGCTTGTGATTGTAATCATGAGCTATCATACTGTACCATGTGTAACACAACAAATCGTGCTGGCTACTTATATACGGTTGGTGCCAGTCTTTTACAATAGGATAGCAATCATCATCAAATAAGAACAGGTGATCAACTTTATGAGACATTAAAATCTGTAGGCATTTGTTTTTGCCTTTAGGAATACCGGACCTTTCATTAAATCTAAAACACGGATCAGCATAATTAGAATCTGAAGCATCGTCGACAACAACAAGTATAGAATTATCTGGGATATACTCTTCTATTTTAGACTTAACCAGTTCGTATGATTCTTGTCGGTTTCTAGTTAGTATCGCTATTCCTATATTTGGCTGCATAACAACATTTGTTTTACTTTTTCATAATCATAAGTACAGATGTATTCAACACCACCAGTAACTATTTCTGTATAATTATTTCCAGCATAATCAATATAAGCGCTGAAAGCATTTATAATGACAAATGTCACCGTCCTAGTTTCGGCGTTATAATCAAGACCTAAGTCAAATAAAGCTGTTTGTGAATCCGGGACAAATAGGCAAGGTAGTTCTATCATATGTGTTTTTCTTTAAAGTATTCAATATTTCGTTTTATCTCTTTTATTCGCACATCTTCCGGAACACTACTTTTTGCAGTTAGATGGTAGTCGTGTGAATAGAAATGATCAGTACTATTTGGGATATCCAAGTAAGGCAATGGTGTTAAACCCTCCTTATGTATTCTAAGAGATAAATCTTTGTGCTCCATTCCCCATATATTAAATGTTTCATCATATCCAATGGTGTGATCAAATACTTTACTTTTGAAGTATAGCAAGCATCCACATGGACTATTAAATGACCACCAATTATGTTGTTTCCAATCTATAAAAACATCGTTACTTATTCGTTTACCACTGGCATTGTGATCAAAACTCATGCACATATGATTAAAACCACTATTTAAATATTTTTTGATGCCTATATGGTTAATTGGATATGTATCATCATCCGACAAGAATATATCTGTGCATCCTGCATTCAACAATAGGTAGATGCAGGAATTCTTTGTCTTGGCAATACCTTGTTGAGTCTCAAATCTCAAAGTTGCACCTGGATATGGAGAATCACTAGCATCATCAACTACTACAATAATGCTATTTGATGGAGCAAACCTATGCCATTGTGAAACAGTTTTTAAAGCAATTTCTCGCCTGTTCCTAGTGCTTATTGCAATTCCAACTTTCCTGTTCGGTTCTTCCATTCTTGATAATATTTATTGTCCTCAAACTTATTTTTACCATATTTTGAATTGAATATATGGACCTGCCCCCAACAGTATTCACCTTGATCTTCTTGTGATAGTGTTTTAAGTGTAGTGCTACCCAAATGGTCAACTAGTGACTTTTTAACAATCATAGGTGTGGCACCAACAGATACCACTTGCTCTATTGTAACATCGTCTGAGAACCAAAAATTAACACAATCATCAAATCCGCGTATGTGTTCCCAAAGAGTTCTTTTGATCATAAAACACCATCCGGAAAAGTGTTTGCCATTTGTGGTGCCCAATGTATTTTCCATGATATCCTTTTGTCTCGGATCATTCCTTTCATGAGGTGATACAATATCATTACCAGCAGATAAAAGTTCATGTAACCACCCATGATGAAAGATAAGGTCTGAGTTTGCAATCATTATCCAAGGAGATTTGCCGTTACTTGCCCCTAGATTAGCAAATGAATTGTAATTGAAAACAGCATTATGGTAAATGGTTTTAGCATTTTTATAATGAATATTTGGCTGTTGTTCTATAACTATAATATTTATTGGTAATTGATTGGCTCCCGCAAGACATGTATCAATGGTAGTCTGTGTCATTTGCTGAAGTTTAATATTTGACGCTTTTGAAAGTATTACTATATCAACAATAGGATTATCTTCACGTCTCTTTCTAATGTGCTCTGGCATATTCTGAAATTGAGTTTCAGTTACATTATCATCATAATCGTAATGATATAGCACTTTGTCAATCCTGTGCTCAGTATTCAAATGAGTAAGTAATAATTTAGCATAAGCTTGATCTTCTGCATATTTTAGTGATGGGAAGCTGCTTTTCAATGATACAGACTTTTTAACACAGCAAATATGATTTGGCACCCTGTAATATGCTTCAGAGGTGTTGTAATCGTTCTTATATTCCTTGCTATAATATGCTATTTTTGGTGTTGACCCATTTAAAGAAACGGATACATTGAATGTAACTACGTCTGCCCCTGACTTAGTGGCCTCCAGAACATCAGATAAGAAAGTAGGTTCTATTCTATCATCATCATCAATAAACTGAATGTACTCTCCTTGTGCCATTTCAACCATAAGGTTACGTTTGTCTCCAAGCATCAGCCGTTTATTATCGGATAATACTATAATTTCTATTTGGGACTGCTGAAATGCATCTAGTTTATCGTACTGTCCATACAATACATCTTGTATCTTTGGTAAGAAAGTATTGCGCCGAGTATGGACACTTGGAATTAGAATTGATAGTTTTATCGACATAAATATTATATAGAGCTCAATTTAATTAGATCATCATTATCTACTTGTTGGTTTTCTTTCCCATTGTCAACAGTAAAAGAAACAGTACTGTGCGAAGGCACGTAGTTTATCCAATTGTTATTTGATGGTCTTTCCATCATTAAGGTTTCAATGTTATTTGAATAAATGAGTTCTCCTTTTGGAGTTTGAAACTCTAAAAGTCCAACCTGTTTATTAAAACCCACAAATTTTAATATCGTTGCTTTCATAGCTTTCTATTTTGCTTGACTTGTTAAATGCCAAAACCCACAATAGCAACGATAGGCTCTAACAGGTATTGTTTCCCGATCACTAGTCCTACTGATAACATCAATTGAAATGTATGCGTCTCTAGATGATGAAAATCTTTTTTTATCACTACATGCCCATTTTTTCTTTTTCATAATTGATTTACATTTTCAGTGTATTTATAGCCAAACAATGCAAAGAACTCTTCCATAGTTTTTTGCTTGCAGGTGCCTTTCATTATCCTGTTTGCAGTAATCCTTATCCATGTTTGTTTTTTTTCATCAGTAGTCACAGCGTACCAGATATGGTTATCAGGACATCTATTAATAATCTGTTGCAACACTTCTTGTGGATTCATTGTACAAATTTGTACAAAATTTTAGCTAAAAACAATAGTAATTGCTAAAATTTTAGCAGAAACTTTTGCTAAGTTTGTTGGTAAATAATTTTTTATAA